AAACAATTTTAGCTCTCATTGTTTCCCTCCCCAAGTACATAAGCTGTTAAGCGGAAACACCTTACAATTAATTTTGCCACACGATCCCACCGCCAATAATGCAATTAACAATGTCCATACAATAAAAGTTGTACGTTTAGTGGCCATCTTTAGAAGACCCCCACGAACCTTTGCGGTTTAGAGATAGGGCTGAACCTAGAGTCAACCATGCCTCCAGTAGCCATCTTCTTTTTTGCCAACGCAATAGCTACAGCCTGGTCTTGAGGATAGCCCTCTGACTTTAACTTTCGAATATTTGAACTTACAGCCTTTTGGGACTTACCTTTTTTAAGTGGCATTACCTACTCCTGTTTCTCGCTTCCACCGCTTCCTTTTGTGCTTGGATGCGTTCTCTATTAACTTCAGTCCTGTCTCCTGCAATCTCTTCTTGCAACTCAAGACGAGCCGCATCAGTCGTTGCTCGTTGCTCCATCTTAGCAGCTTCCATAAGAATTTTAGCGTTATCAACCTCGTTGTCTTTTTCAATGTCTTCTTTCTTCAGTTGAAGTTCTTGCATTCTTATTTGAACCAATGGATCAGCCATCGGATCAGCAGGAGGTGGCATTAACTGTGCCATAAGTTCTTCCATCATCTTAGCTGAAATCTCTGCAACGTAACTCGCTACAACCTCTGGGTTCTGAAGACCCATCTGAATATCTGAAACCTCTTGCTGCGCTTGCTCCATACCAATTCCTCCAGATTGAGCTAGTAACTGTATCTGTTGAATGATCTCTTCAGCCTCTTTGGTAACCTGTTCTGTAGCAACGTAATTCAAATGCTCTTGAAGGTGAGCATGGAAAGTCCCTAGAACTTGAGGGGACGATTGAACCAGCGGGTTTCTCATGAAGATCATGTGAACCATAATATGTGCACTGTGGTTCTGAGTTGGGAAAGCTTGAAGCAACTGCCCCGACAAAGCTCTTGCGTTTTCAATAGCAGGATCTAACGGTTGAGGAGCAGGAATGGGCGGAAGGATCTCATCAATGTTCTGAACTTCCAACGCATGATACATACGTTGATACGCCGCATGTAAGTTATGCATGTCAGGATTTGATTGAGCCAATTGTAATTGACTCTGAGCCATCGCAATCCGTTGAGCCATAGAGAAGATGTTTGGATCAGATACTGGAAGTATGTCCACACGACCATCAAAGTCTTGCTGTTTAATCTCTGGGCTCGCACCTGCAACTTGATACGGATAGAAGGGTGGTAGGTTCTCTGCAATAATCCGAGCGAGTATTCTGAACTCGTTCTTTTGTGCGTGATGAAGCCTTTTATGTATTGCGGACATAACCTTCATGCCACGCTCAAGCATAGCAACGGTTGTGCCTACTGGCGTTTCTTGATTCATGTTGTTGACTTGTTCGTCAGCAACAGAAATGAATCTTCGACCACCTTCAATCAACGCTGCAAGCAATTGAGCTAGAGTTGCAGAAGGTTCTTTATATGGAAGAGGAGTAATCGCACTCCTTATATCTCCGCCTGGTACATCTATGTCTCGCCATTCGCCTGGTTGTAACGGCTCATCTGAGTTTCGAACTCTTACACCCCGAGCCTTGAACCCCGCAGGTAAATTCGCCAGAGTTCCCGCGTCTATAAGTTGACGTAGAATACTAGTAGCAGCACGTCCGAGACCACCAATCATATGAGTCAAACCAAAGCCATAAAAGCCCAAACCAGGAAGGAATTTGTAATGCACGAAATACTGAATAGTTTGTTTTAACGGATCTCCCTCTGCGTAATTCCTACGCACAGACAGAATATCTCCGCTGCTCTTATCTATCGTAACAATGTACGGGAGCTTAATTCCTGTGGGCTCGCCTTGTTCGTTCTTGTCTTCAAAGCCCTCAATCTCCATTACAGAATGGATTTCTAAGATATTCCGTATGTCATTCTTGTACGTCCTTGAAATACCTTGGAGCTCATCTACTTTTTCAACAACAGATTGCCCTGCATTGTCCACAGACTCTGCATCCCCTAGTTCTATGTCTCGGTACATCCCAGCAACTTGGAGCTTACGAACCTCGTTGTCTGTCATTTTCAAAACATGAGTAAGTCTCGGAGAAGTAACTAGATCCGTCGCAGTGTATGGAACTACCACATCCTGGGCAGCCACAAATTTAGAAACAGGACGGCCCTTAGCCTCGTCGTAATACACTTTCTTAAAAGTGGAACCAGATAACGGTAAGTAAAACAACATCTGATCCATGTCAGGATCAAACTCTTCCATCTTCTCAATTATTAAATAATTCATAAAGTTCTTGACACGGGTCGCTTGCTCTTCCGTCTCAGGATTAGAAAGACCTATAACTTGGGTCTTAACAGGGCCACCCGATGGTAGGAGTTCCTTATATGCTTGTGCCTGGAACTGCGTAACAGACTCGGCAATTAAAGGATGTGTTACTCCAGACGCGCCTTCAAATGGAACAGAACGCTCAGTGCTCTGTACACCCAGTAGATCTAAGCCTTTAGCATAAGTCTCTTGCCAATCGCCTCTTGAGTCCAGGTCATCCTCGAACGATTCCAATAAATCAGAAGAAATCTCTTTAAGTACAGATTCATCCAGATAATCTGCTAGATTGGCATCATGCTCGATCAACTGATCAAGGTCTAAACCTGTAAGCTCTGCTATTGCTTGAACAATGGCTCCGCCCTCTCCGTCCTCAATAACTTCTGCTCCGCCTTCAAAGTCAGGAGCATCAAAGACGTTTATGTCCTGCTCCATTATCGTTACATCGGTTGAAGGTCCGCCTTGCATAAGGCCAGAATCTACAAGTGTCCCCATTGGACTTGGTGGTAGTGCCATCAGTAATACTCCCTTTTACGAGGATATGAGTCTTCCTCTAGGTCCTCTCCTTCAAGGGAAACAAATCCTCCTTGTCGGAATCTCATTATAGCTAACGTCATACTATCACAATAGTCATCATGATCACCATTAGGAAACGACGCAACCTCTTCAATAACTTCATCAGCAAACTTCTTGTCCGCTGGTGCCCATACTACACCCGCTTCGAACAAGGGTGCAACCATGTGCATACGAGTTACTTTATCACTCCCCTTACCAGGGGCAAAGCCCAAGGCAGGAATACCTCGAAGCCTAAGTTCTTGGATCAAAGGCGTACCAGTAGCTTTCGCTTCTACCAACACCATGTCTGGTTCCCAATATTCATGCTCATCAAACGCAACTTCTTTCAATTCTGGGAAATTCCAACGTCCACGTTGGGCATCCAAGAGTATTATGTTGTCTGGTCCGCCTTCTTCTGGGCAGAATATACCCCAAGTTGTGATCGCTGAATAGTCCGCAGTTTCTTTTTTAGAAAACGCCGTGTCATACGACTGTAAAATGTACTTTAATGGGGGGATTTTCTCCTTCTCCCAAGACTTCCACCACTCCCTCTTAACAATCGCGCCCTCAGAGGTGGTCGGTTGCTGCTGCCACTGAGCAGACCATTTAGCTACAGGAAGTGAAGCCTTAATAGATAATAAAGCGTCCTTATCCCAGAATTCAGGCCATAACGGTTTATCTGAGGGCAAAATAGCAGGGAATTCCACAACTTCCCACTGATCCGACATAATATCTGCGCCCTGAGCGGCGATTAACCTGCCTGTCAAGTCCTTTTTTCCCCACCGAGTCATAACAATTATGATAGATCCACCAGGTTGAAGACGTTGTCGAGGTCCAGACGTGTACCATTCATACGCATGATCAAATGCAGTCTCACTTAAAGCGTCTTGCTCCGAGTGTGGGTCGTCAATAACAAATAAATCAGCACCACGACCCGTCACCGCAGCTCCAACACCCGCCGCAAAGTACTCACCACCCACATCCGTCTGCCATTTTCCCGCACCCTTGTTGTCTTCTTTAAGGTTTGTATTCGGAAAGATGTCTTTGTATTGCGGATCATCGATTAAATCGCGGACTTTCCTGCCAAAACGTACAGCAAGCTCCGTGTTATGCGTAGCCTGAATGATCTTCAACTTGGGATTACGACCCAAGAACCATGCAGGCATAAGATACGAAGCAAACTCAGACTTGGAATGTCGAGGAGGCATGTTGATTATTAAGCGTTTCAACTTGCCCTGGGCTACTTGCTCCAGTTTCTCCGCGATAATTCGGTGGTGCCGACCCTCAATGAAGTTCTCATACACATGATGTGCAAACGGCATGAAATGTTCTTGCGCCTCTTCCCTTACTTCAAGGCGTTTCTTAGCCTCCGTAAGAACCAGTATCTCTTTTAACGCCTCTTCGGGAAGAGCATGTAGGTTCATTAAACTACGGGCTTAGATTTTTGAGTATTAAGAACATCGGCTAAACTACCCACGCCCCGTTGTGTCGGTTTTAACCTCCAAGGTTGACTTGCTGCAACTTGTTGCGGAACATAACCAGACGTAGATACGGGACGTCCTACTGGTGTCGGGGCCACGATGGGAGTACCGTAATCGTAAGGTACTGGCGGCGTTGTTGGAGGAACTGGCGTTGTTGGAGGTGTTCCGCCACCGCCGCCACCTGGAGGTGTTCCACCGCCTGGAGGAACATAAACTTCGCCTAAATCAGGTATCGTGGAGCTGTCGTTGTACATATTATCATCAGGGTCGCCAGGATCAAAAGGAGTATACAGATCTTCCGTGCCCCACATGTCATCTCCCGTACCTATGTCAATAGGAGGAGGGATATACAGATCTCCCGTGCCCCACATGTCATCTCCCGTACCTATGTCAATAGG